TGAATACGTTCATGGCTTCGCGTAGCCTAAAGATCGCAGATCAATTCGGAGACGACGAACTGGCTCGTACTTATCGACGCAAAGCTATGCTCATGGCCGATGCCAATATCGGAATAGCAGCAGCAGCCATCAACGCGAAGACACAAGAGACTGTTATCGCAGGTGTCAGAGGTCGAGAACTAGCCGATGGCATTCGTACTATCATCGAGCAGGAGATGATGGACCTCATCAAATCCATGGACACGACCGTCTCTCTTTTCGACCGTATTGCTATTCGAGATGTGGGCGAGACTCGAGATAATCTATGGATTTATAAAGGCCCTGCAGACAACCGTAACCGCAAGTTCTGCGCTGATATTGTACGACGCAAAGTAGCCTTCACACCCAGTGGTATCGAGAAGCTGAATGAGCATCCTGACCTTCATAAGTATGTCCCGCCAAATGTGAGCGTGCTTTGCGGCGGCTACGGCTGTCGACACGTCTGGTGGCCTGTCACTGAGCAATATGTCCAGCAGGCAGGACTCAGGATTGAGTCATGAGTATCAAAGTCGAAGGCTCTGCCACCTTTGGACGAAAACGTCTTGATAGGATGAAAATCCGCAAGGAAGTTGCTCAACGAATCAAGCAGCACATCATGGAGCGGGTCAATAATCAAGGTCAGGGAGCCAATGGTAAGCTAAAGGGCTATTCGACTAATTCATTGCCTATCTTGAAGCCAGGTGCTGGTCAGAAGCCAATGCAAAAACCCTCACGAGGATGGGGCGCTTTCTACAAGGGTGGCTATAAGCAGTATCGAGATGAAGCCGGTCTCATATCTAGCAAGTTTGTCTTCTCTAACAAAGGCGCAGCTTGGCGTGATTGGATGAAAGCTACACAGGAGCCAGAGGGGCCTTTGCGCTTTGGCTTCTCGGATTCCCTCAATGTGGCTGCAGCAGATGAGGCTATTGAAAACGGTCGAGAAGATATGCTTGACCTAAATTCTAAGGAACTCGATAAGTTCGGTCAGGATTACATTGAATTGGTGCTTGAACAAATCTGGGGCGAAGAAAGCTCTTGACTCTTTGAAGATTTCTTGATAAAGTAGATGCGCTACCATAAGTAGCACCTCCATCCCGGTCTCTCTGCCGGGTCACCAAACAGAGTAGGAGTGACAATGAGTGAGCCCGTACAGGACGAGCAGTCCGAGACGGCGACGCAGAATACTGCCCCGTCTGAGCCCGTTGAAAAGCCCAATACCGACGATGTAAAGAAAGCCAAAGCAGAAGCTGCGCGAATGGCGAAAGCTCTTTCCGACCTTCAGAAGAAGGCTCAGGAACTTGAGGATTTCAAGAAGAACGCCGAGCGCGAGAAGATGTCTTCTGAGGAGCGAATCAAGGCCGAGAAAGAAGACCTTGCTCTGCAACTCAAGCAGCATCAAGAGAACCTCGCTGCCGCTCGTACCGAGTTGGAGCAGGAGCGTCTCATCAATAAGCTCATTGCGAATGGCCTCGATGACCCCGACTTCGGCTCGTTGATTATCAAGAACTTCAATTCGGAAGATGAAGCCTTTGAGGACTTCGTTGGCCGGATGAAGACGAGCAAGAAGTTTGGTCGATTCTTCAAGGGAGAGCAGAAGGTAGAGGCTTCTGAACAGCCTAGACCTACAGCCCCGGCAGCTCCTAACTCTGGTTCCCAGCGCGCTAATCGTGCTGCTGATGAGGTCTCAGAGTCAGATAAGCGTCTCGCTGAGGAACGCTATCCCAAAGACAAGGTCAAGCAAACAGCCTTTCTGAAGAATCTGGTGGAAGCCCGCAGGCTTCGCAAGCAAAACGAGGTAGACTATGGTCGAGGCTAAGAGCGTGGAAAAGAAGAAGAGTCTGCAGGAGCGAATCTCGGAGAAGGCCAAGAGCCGCGCGTTCAATCCTACCTTCCTTGACGGCAAGGCTCAGCTCTTCAATATCAAAAACTATGGTGTCGACTACACTGCGGGCGGACAGCTTGCGGCGCGGTTTGTCGCCAATGACGATGCCCGAATCAGCATGATGCGCGCGCAGGGCTATATGTTCCCAGACGAGTGGGATACGGAGCTTCCGCGCCGTACCTTTGGTGGACTTACGCTTATGCTCCGTGAGCAGGAAGCGGCTGATCATCGTCGTAATGTTCTCGAAGCTCTCGCAAGGCAGCAAGATGCCAAGCGAGCGGATATTCCTGACAATCTCAATAAGCCCTGGCAGCAGGGTGGTGTTCAGGGCGCGATCGAGCGCGTCACTGGGCAGGCTAAGGCGAACTATACTCGGGAACCTATCACTCCCGACTAACCCGGCCCTGCGGGGCCTAAGAGGAGGTTGATCCATGCCGGATCTCAAGCCCGTTAGCAATCATACGCGCACCCAGCGCTACTACCTCGCGGCCTCGCAGACCATTGACGTTGGCGATCCCGTTCTTCTTAATTCGGCAGGTTATGTCGAGCTGGCTACGGCTGCGTCCGCGAGCCTTCTTGGTATCTGCGCAGAGAAGATCACGTCGTCTACTCTTGGTCAGGCGGTCGTTGTCTTCGATGATCCCGATCTTGAGTTCGAGATTCTCGCGGATGACGTCGCTGAAGCCATTCAGACGGCTGTCAATGAAACCCATGACCTCATCGTCACGAGCGGCGTGTTTCTCGCCGATCTTGGTGCTACGGCGACCAACGTCATCAAGGTGTTGGCTGTAAACACCAACTTTGATCCGCTTCTTGACGGCGAGACCATCTACGGTTCTTCTCTCGCGGGTAACTTTGTTCCCCCGTGGAATGACAAGAAGAAGATCCGCTGCAAGTTCGCTCTTCATCAGAAGGCTAACTAATTTATTCCCAGCGGGGCAACCTGCTTGAAGGAGGAAAAGGACCATGGCAGTTGCTAGTTTGATGCAGCTCTTCCGCGAGACGGACGAGCGTTTCCTCTCGATCTTTATGACCGAGTGGGCCGTTGCTGAAAACGAAGTTGCCCCGCTTGTTCGTGAGCGCGACCTTCAGGGCCGTGATCATGACCGCTATGCGGAGCGTTATCTCGGTACGGCTACCGCCCCGATCGCGGGCGAGGGCCAGCCGTTCACCTATATCAGCCCGAATGAAGGTAAGTCGGTTGAGATTCTCACTGACATCTACCAGTTCGGTATGAAGGTCACGGAAGAGATGCGCGACTTCGGTCGTGGCGGGTGGAATGAGTATCCCTCGATGATGGTCGACGTGTATAATCACACGAAGGTTGTCATGGTTGCGAATCTCCTCAACCGCGCGTTTAACGCCAGCTACCCCACCCTTTACGATGCGAAGGAGCTTTGCGCTACCGACCATCCGCTGTCTGGTGGCGGCACGGCTTCCAACGAACTCGCTACGGCGGCTGACCTCTCCGAGGCGACCGTTGAGGCGATGATCGAGCTTATGCAGCGTACCCCGAATGAGGACGGCGTTCTCATCAATCGGTATCGCCCGACGCTCCTCATCACCTCTCCGTCGACCTGGGGAACGAACGTGCGTCTTACCCAGTCGCAGTTCACCACCGACGTGTCGAGCAATCGTGGCGACAACACCGTCAACGCGATTACCTCGGTCTACGGGCTCCAGACCTTCACGCATCCCTACCTGCAGGACGCGGATGCTTCGTTCATCCTCGACTCTGCTCGTACTCCGCTTGAGGTCATCTACGCCCGCCGTCCGACGCTCTACCCCGGCTACATCGAGCAGGGCACCCGTAACTGGGTGTGGACCAGCAAGATGCAGCTCGCGGTCAAGGCGACCGGCTGGCGTGGTATCGTGGGTACTGCTGGAGCCTAATTAACGGTCGGCACCTAGTGTGCTAACCAGAATCTGGGCCCGGTTGTCGGGCTCAGATTCCCTGGTCATGGAGGGGGACCTTGTCTACATACAACGTTTTGCTGTATCGGCAAGGGGGGACTTTGTATCTCGACGAGCCCCTTCCAGACCAGCCTTCTGCCTGCACTGTCTCAATTACACAATTGGATGGTAACGGCCTGGCTGATCTCGGCGGCGGCTTTGCGAATATCACAGATGTCGCTGCCACGATTGACAATCTCGTGCTGACGCTGCCTGCCAAGGCATCCCCTTGGCGCACTGTGGCTCCTACTGCAACGGCAGGTACCATTGGTGACCTGACTTCAGAGGGCCGACGATTCCTCCTCAATCGAGGTGGACGTAAGCGGTGGGCTCGCGTCTCTGAGTTTGATACCGCTGGTGGAGAGGTCACAGAGGTTCGGTTCGACGAAGGCATTGATTATGCCGTCAAGACTGGGGATACCATCAAAGGCGTCCGCTGCTTTTATACCGTCAACTGGGCCTCGGTCTCTAGCACGTTCGTTGGACGTGTCAAAGCCACCTGGAAGGTCACTGTAGAAGGCACTGTGCGAACCATCGTCAAGGTCTATGACGTGGTCAAGCAAGTGCTGTTCTGCCCTGCAACTTGGACGGATGTAGGTCGTCTGCGCCCTGACGTGGACAATGAACTCTCCAAAGTCCAAGACAAAGAAATGCTCATCCAACAGGCCTGGCAAGATATCGTCAGAGACCTTGATGCGATGGGCATTCGGCATAATCTCGTCATCCCCGATGGAAGCACTATCCTTCGGGACGCCGCTGTGCTACAATGCCTCATCAATCTGACGCAGTATCAAGGGCTTGTTGCCCCACCGGGATACATCGGCCAGACTGACGATTACATCGATGCACTGGAGTCCAAGAAACAATCCATTCTCGGCAAGTTCGCGATACCCGTGGACTTCAATCAGGATGGCAATCTGGACACGACCGAGCAATACGGGAACAAGCGGCAGGTATGGTTCCGCCGTCCTCCTCGGTCT